TCCCATGAAACTCATGCACATCCTCTGTCGTTCCGCAAAAATTACAACGGAGCGTGTACGGTTTTATTCTGATTTCACCCTGATGCTCTTCCACAATCATAGGGTCTTTTGGCTCAATGCCAAGTTCTCTCCTCATTGCCACCGGGATACTGATTGACCCGTGGCTTGTCATCTTCTTGTAAGCTGTACTCATTTGTCTGCTCCTTTCTAGGCATCCAAGATGTCCTTGATATAGTTGTACTGGTCAACCAACTTGTACTCATGCTCACCCTTTTCCCTGACCTCTTCAGAGAACTCACGGAGCCTGATGGCAAGCTTCAGAACTTTGGCAGCTCCTACAGCCTCAAGTGAGGCTCTTGAGCTCATCCCTTCTCTCTGACAAAGCATGTAGGAGATGGCATCCATGAGGTAATGCTCCCATATAAAGCAGTCACTACTTCTGCCATTCCACTCTTCCCTTGCTTCATCAATGAACTTCTTCCGGTTCAGCTTCGGCTTATCCGGAGGAAGCACCCCTTTGTCCTGCATCCTCTTCTTGAGCTCTGCCCTTGCCTGCTTCTCCTTATTGGTCAACCGTTTATTCTTCGCCACTATATACCACTCCTTCCTCTTATGAGCTGTCATCCGGGTCAAGTTTTCCTGCCCGGAGCTGTTCCTCTAGCGTTTCCATTGCAGCAAGATGGATGTCAAGCATGTTGTTCTTCACATCATCCATATCCAGTCCACGTTTCAGACCTTCCATGCCAACGAACACCTGAAGGAAGCCTGCTATCTGTGCCAACTCCTCAACACTGATGTCCTGTCCCTCAAAGTTGACCTTGTCATCCCTGACTGTCACTATTAGCTTGCAATCCCTCATCCTGCTCCTCCTTCTCCTTCTGCCTCTTCAACATACTCTTCAGAGCTTCAATGAGCTTTGAGCATTGCTGATAGTTCAGCCACTCAACCGCACTGACACCAAACATCTTCTGACACATTCCATTGACCCTTGCAGGCTTGTCCCATCCAAGCTCTTGTGTGAGCTTGTATATCTTCTTCCGTTGGTTCTCTGTGACTTCACTTCCGCTGTATCGGTTCCTTCCACGCTCTGACTTCTTAGCAGAGTCCTTCATGTTACCAAGTACACGGATGACAGTCTGAAGCTCCCTTTTGTTGAGAGCCTTGATACTGTCCTTTCCTGTATGTGCCTGAACAAGAAGATGCAGCTCCTCATCCGTGAGCTTCAGCTCCGGACTCTTGGCAATCCCCCACACCCTCTTGATACTTGGCTGTGATGTATTTCCTGCCATACTATCCTCTCTTTCTCTTATCGTTCCCATTCTCAATGACTCCGCCTCTTGCATACTGCGTCAGGAATGTAGGTATCTGTATATCCTTTCTAGGCTCCGGGATAGTATCTGCACACAGATTGATGTCACAGTATCCATGCTCATTGATTGCTTCATATACGCTCTTCATAATATGTTGAGCAATCTGCTCTTCCTTCTCTCCACTAAGTGCAATCTTAATCTCCTTCATAGAACTCTCTCCTTCCTACAACATCATCATGTTGGATGCTTCACTCACAATCTTCATGGTTATACGGGTCTCACCCTTCTGCTTCAGGATACGGAGCACGTTGTTGAGCGTTCTGTCCAACAGACGGAAGCATCCGCTTTGTGTGTTGGTTGCCCGGCTTATCATCTCACCCATGGCAGCCTCATCCACCTCATATCCTTCAAGGTAGTCAACTACTTCATTCTTTGACAGTCCCTTCAGCTTGTAGTAGAAGTCCATCCTGTTAGCAAACCGGGCAAGATTGCCCTTCAGCTCTGTCTCAAGTCTCGGCTCTCCTGCTATGACAATGCCTACATTCGACTGGTCAAAGATACCACGGAGTATCTCCATCTTCTTCTGTGTGTACTTGTTGATGAGCTTGTCTGCCTCATCAATGATGAGTAGGAACCCTTCATTGGTATTGAAAAACTCACGGATGCGGTTGACTCTGCTCCATATCGTTCCACCGTAACCCTTTGGGAGTCCTATACCGTTCTCAATGGCTTCCACCAAGTCCCGGCAAGCCATTGTGTCATCACACTCAATGTATGCCACCCTTGGAAGCTCTGCATATTTCTTCAGGGCGTGTGTCTTTCCCTGACCGGACTTTCCAACGATTATCCCAAGCCCCATGTACTCCTGACATGCCTGACACACACCAATGGTCTGCACAAAGTCTCTGCTCTCAAAGAACTCCACCTTCTTCTTGAGTGTGCCTGCTCCTGTAGGTACGCTGTTCTCCGGTTCCTGACCTTCAGCAACGCCTCCGGTAGCGGCAAGAAACTCTCTGACCTTCTTCTCAAGCTCTGTAGGGTCACTTGCATACTTCCCATTGAGGTACTGACTAAGTGCTGCTCTTGAGTAGTTCATCTTGAGAGCTGCCTCTGCCTTCGTCATCTTCATCTCCGCCAGTCTCTCATTCATCTGCTCTGCCAATGTCTTCTCTGTTTTGTAGGTATTCAATGCTTCCATGTTTACAACCTTCCTTTCCTTCAACCTTATTTCATATTTTCCAAGTACGCCGCCGCAATCGAAAATGCCAACCACGCCAATTCAACCAATGCTATAACTGCCATAACCACAAGGGCAGCTCCAATCAATATCATCCTGACCATATCATCCTCCTATAGCTCTAAGCTTCTTGAGGGCGTTTTCTGCCTGCCTGCTCATGTATTCGCTGTCCGCTTCAGGCTCTTCTCTCTTCTCGGCTCTGAAGCCCTGCTGATAGGTTCTGTCTGTAGGTATCGTGATGACCTTTGCAGCCTTCTCCTGCTTCTTTCCACCTATCATCAGCTCAATACCACCTGTAGTCTCATTGAAGCCAACATACTGCTCATTGAGTTCCTCAAACGGTCTCCTTGCCTCTTCAAGTCTTTCCCGGTCACGCTTCTGCTGTCTCTTCTGCATCTTCAGGTGCTCCTCAAGAGCTTTCTGTGTAACCTTCGGAGCTATCTGAAGAAGCTCCTGACAATATGCTTCACAGATACGCTTGCCCTTTTGGTCAAAGACATACAGGACAGCCATATCATCCGGGTCATACTTGATGTCAACCTTCCGCCCGATATAGTCACAAAGCTCATCAGAGCGGTACTCATATCCCCACTTGGTAATGCCAATGTTACGGACAAGCACGTTCTCTGACTTCATCATCAGCATGGTTGCATAGCTCTTAGGCGGTGCCGCCTTGAAGTATCTGTCCTCATTCATAAAGCAGTCATAAGGCTTCTTATAAGTCTCTCCCATCTTCTTCAGTCCGGAGTGTTCCGTGTGCATGTAGACCGTTGTGAGCCATTCATGCCACTTCTCATAGAACTCTTCCAGTGTCAGGAGTTCTCCTCTCTCAAGCATCCGCTTGATGTCCTTATCCACCTTGTCAGAGGTCTTTGAGCCTGTCAGTGTTCCGGTGTATGACTTCATCCAACGTGTGAACTTATTGCACACGGTACGGAAGAACCTCTCAATCTGACCTTTGCTCCATGGCTCATAAGGAAGAGCCCTGTGGTCATCCTTGATGCCTATACTCTTGTAGAAGCCCATTGTCTCATTGTCAAAGTTCATGCCGCTCCGGTCATTCCTGTCTCTTCCTGTCATGGTCTTGGCTGTGTAGTCCTTACCATTGTCTATGTAGAGATACTCCGGAACTCCGCCCGGCTCTGAATATATCATTTTGAGTAGGCTCTGCTTCAGGATGTCAGAGTTGGCATCCTTGCACATCACATCTCCCATGATGACCCTGCTCCTCATGTCTACCCATGCAGCCAAGTGTGGCTTGATGGCTATAACCTTGCCATTAGGCTGCTTGTAGCTCACCCAACAGTCAAAGGTATGCTCATCACCCATGACAATCTGCATCACCTGAAGCCCCTTGGTGTCTCTGCTTCCTTTCACCATGACCTTATTCTTGTACTCACGGGTACCACGGGATGCAAGGAACCAAGCGTTCCTCATCCCCTCATCCTCCATGAGGTAACTGATGTACCTTGTCACCGTCTGATAGGATGGTATCTTCTCCCACTTGTTGATATTGGCAATGGCTGTCAGCTTCTCATACAGCATCTCACGGGTTCCTTGGTTTCGGGCAAAGTCCTCATTGAACCATATATTCTTGATAACCTGTTTGACCTCCGGCTTGATACTTGGAAAGCATCCGGTTTCTTTTGGCTTCCGGCACAGGCAGAGAACCTTGAAGAACTCACGCCCTGCTCCGTCTTCCTTCTCAAGCTTGTCCGCCCATGCGGATGCTTCAAGGTATGCCTTGGTGTATCGGTAGAGTGTTCTCTGACCTTTTCCAAGATACTTCTGTGCAAACTCTTCAGCGTACTTTGTCCGGTCTCCTTCGTCATACTGAAGGAACTTTCTGACCACGTTCCCAAGCTCCACAGCCTTGTAGTATCTCTCCTTGTAGTTTTCAATGTACCAATCAACATCTGTATTCACATACCATGGAACTTCCGGCTTCTGCTCATCCTCTTTCTTGTCCGGAAATTCTTCCGTGAAAGATTTCAGCTTCTCCCGTTCCTTCCATGCGTTCCTTGCCTGCTTTGAAAGTGAGGAGACCGCCACAAGTACCACATCTTTTCCGCCATTCTCTGACTTCTCGGTCTTGGTCACAAAGGACTCTTGCTTCCTTAATACCCTCTTGACCATTGTGTTGTACTTAACTCTTTCCAGTTCAGCAGCTTCTCCCAATGTGACATATACTTCAGCCAATCAGCTCACCTCCTTCATGCTGCTACCTCAATATCCAGTATCCTTGATATTGCCTCAATGTATTTCTTTCCACTACGCTCACCGACTAAAATCTTATGGATGTACTGCTTATTGCATCCAAGCAAAGCAGCAAGCTCCACCTGTGTCATATTCTTGTCTATGAGCCTTTTCCTGACCTTCCGCCCAAAGGGTGTCAGTCTCGTCTGCTTTGTTGCCATCTGCTCACCTCACATCACAGCTTGTATACCCTCATACCGCAACCATTCAGGTCACAGGTGTATCCTTTTTCTATAAGGGTCTCAATGACTTTTGGAGCCGCCTCATACAGGATGATACCCTGACGGACTGTGCCGCCTACTGTGTATCCTATGGACATCCTGATGGGGCTTGTCTGTTCCTGAAGCTTCAGGAGTATTGACATCAACTCCACATCACTATCCTTGTATTTCTCCATTACAGCCTACCTTTCCAACCAA